ACTTACTAATGGTATAGCAAATGTTAAATCTGTTCTTGTTCTTCCTTTTTATTGTGCTTCTACTGCTGGTTCAACAACTGGTGGGGCTACGACATTACAAGTTTCAAATTCTAATAATACTGGATTTCTTACTGGAACACCTGTATGGCAGAGTCCATTTGACCCTGCTGGAACTGGTCCAACAAGTCCATTATGTTATCTAACAAATTTTAATATTCAAGTATCTGGACAAAATGCCATTTATAACACTGAACGTTATAATTTTGAACAATTTAATAATCAATTATATGGTCAGAATGCTGTTAATGGAGGACAAACTGACGGCTTGACATCAAGTTTAGTTAATAGACAATCTTTTGATAATATTTATAATTATTATTATGTTAATGTTGAAAGAATGCTCCCCGCTGAACAACAAGTACCAAAATCAATTCAAATTCTTGGTCAAAATTTAAGTGCATATGCTCTTGATTTATACTGTTTTGTAGAATTTGGCGTTGAAATTAAAATTGATTGTCTTACAGGTGCAAGAGTTTAAAATTATTTATTTAACTTATTTAAATTTTTATATACATTACATATTAATGAATATAAAATTAATTCTTCTTTATTTTTTAAGAACAAAATTTATGTATAATGATGACGGAACATGTCAAGTTCCAGAAAAAAATACATATGAATTTAAACCAAAAATGATTTATGAGAAAAAAATTTTATTAGATAAATTAAAAAATAAAAATATTCAACCTTATGAAAAATTAAAATTAATAAAAGAAAATAATCATTTATTTAATGAATCTTATAAAATCGTCTTTTCTGATTATGTTATTTAAAAATTAAAACTATATAGTATTATTATAATGGTACATCATGTTATAACAATACACGCGTCTATTCCTCAAATAAGAAAATTAAGGAAAGGACATAAAGTTAGAGTAAGACACGGAAAAGGTGTTCATGTTGTTGTTAGTCCTCATACTTATAATTTATGTTCTCGTACTTTTGCTAAAAATAAAGGTTTAGAACTTGCACTTAGTCCAGAAGAAATTGAAATGAATCAAAGTTTAGGACCAGATACACATGCTGAATTAATGGAAACACATGGAACTGGTGGGGGTATTTTTGATTCTATTTATAATTTCTTCAGACCTCATGCTAAAACTGCACTAAAAGGCGGTTTGGCTGCCGGCGCTACTGCACTAGGAGGATTTCAACCAGAATTAATTCCATTTTTAGCGCCAGGTGTTGCCGTCGGTTCTCAGATGATTGATGATTATTTTGATAAACCTTCACACCATGAAAAAAGTGGAATTCATCATGGAACACATTCGGGACATAGCCAACATATGCAAAAAATGCAAGATTTAGCTTCTGAACAATTAAAATCTAGAGGTAATCAAATGCTTAATCAATATTTAGGAACTAATTATGATTATATGAATACTGCTGGATTACAGAATGCTATGGCTGGTGCATCTAATGGAATGTTTTCTAATGCTGAAACAAGAGCACGTGAAAATATTCCTGTTTTAAATAATGGTACTCATATACCACTTACACATGGTAGATATGAAGTTGGTGGTTCTTTACATCATCATCCAATGAGAAGAAAACATTTAATTGAAAGACATACAATTGGAACTAATGGTGGATTTGTTTCTTATCAACCTCCTGCACTTGTTTCTCAACCTTTTTCTGAAAATTTTGCAATGTCTCACATGCTTCCTCCTCAATATGCACCATTAAATAGTTCTATGACTGGTCATGGAATGCTTTATGGAAATGGTTTATATGCTGGTTCTCATCATGGTCATGGTTTAGGTTTAGTAGCTGGTGGAAGTGGTGGTGGTATGGGTTGTGGTCTTGGTGGTGGAGCTATTTATATGCCTCCACATGCAATGGATAAATTAAATGAATTAAAAGAACATGTAAAACATGGAATGGAAATGGGTGTAGATAAAGCAAAAGAATTATATGGAAAAATGCACGGACATGGATTTTATTTAACTGAAAAAGAAAAAGAATTATTAGGAAAAACAAAAAGAGCATTATTAAAAGGAGAGAATTATATTCATAATAAAATTAATGGTAATGGAATGAGAAGAAGAAGACATAAAAAACATTAAAAACATTAAAATTTTATTTCAATTATATATATAAAAAAATATTATTATTTTTATATATATGTCATTATCAGATATTCAGATTAGAGAATTAGCGAAACGTATGTCTATACCATTAGCAGACGTATGTTTTAAAAATGAATTAGAAACTCCATTAGAATTTAATAAATGTTATATTATCAATATTGAAGACTCTCATGATGGTAATGGAATAGAAAATGACGGAACACATTGGACTTTTTTACAATGTCAAAAATATCCAAATGAAAAAATAGAAAGTATTTATTTTGATTCTTATGGAGCACCACCACCAAAATTTGTTATTGATTGTGTAGAAAAAACGACTGGTAAAAAAGGATTACCACATACAACTCCAGATATACAAAGTTTATTAAATAATGCTTGTGGATATTATTGTCTAGCTTTAGGACATTTTATAAATTCTTCACAATATAGATGTGGAGATTTATATGATGACGTAAATGCATTTTTAGAAATGTTTGATGACTTAAATAAAAGTGTTGATTTTAAGAAAAATGAATATATTTTAAAAATGTTTTTTAGAAGTTCAGACCCTAATAAAAGAGTCCCTATTGAAATAGATAATATTTCTAAAGACAATGAAAAAGGTGGTGTGGATATGTTTAAAATACCATGTGATGTAAAAACTATTTAATTATATATATAAAGAAATAATAAAATATATTATATATACATATGACAGAAGTAATTATAGAACCAGTTCATGACGTCCTTAAAAGCGAAACTCCTAGTGTTGTTTATTCTTCATATACTGAAAGTCAAAAAAAAGCAACATTAAAATATAGAGAAAAAAATAAAGATAAAGTTAATGAACAAAGAAAAGTTTATTACCAACAAAGAAAAGAATCAGACCCAAATTTTCTTGAATATAAAAGGGCAAAAAGTAGAGAATATTATCAAAGAAAGAAAGCATTAAAAAGTAATAGTGATGAAGAAGTAGAATTAGTTAAAATTGACAATGTTGAACCACAACCAGAACCAGAAATTTTATCTGAAGAACATAAAGAAGACTTAATTAAAGAAGTAATTGAAAGCACTATTGAAGAAGCTATTAAAGAAAAAAAACCAAGAAAAAAAAGTTATAAAAAAGAATTAATTGAATTTGATAAAACTGAAGAACCAGAAAAAAAAGTAGAAGAAGAAAAACCAAAACCAAAACCAAGAAATAAAAAAGAAAAAAAATATTTACCATAATATATTTAAATTTGTATTGTATATATATTATTAATGAACAATAATAATATATATAAATTTATTGGTAATGTTCCAGAGTCTGAAATATTATTTAATAATGTTCTACAAAGACGTGGGCGCGGTCTGGTTAATATTATTGATGATTTATTTCATAGAGGTAAAATTGATTGTTTTAAACGTGAAGAATTAAAAATAAATATTGATTGTATTCTATATACTATATACTGTTTCTTAAAACGAGACCAAGAACCAGATTTAGAACAAATAGTAAGTTTTTTAAATGAGGAAGAAAATGCTTTAGAATTTAAAAATTTCCTGTCAGAGAATAATTTGAGAATAATTTTCTTATAAAATTTAAAGGGAAGCCAATATTATATAATATAATAATGAAAGCTGAAGACATACTAGAACTTGAACTTGATTCTAATGATTCTTCTTCTGACTACAATACAGAAGACATAGAAGAGGAATATGAAGTAGAAAGCGATAGTGAAGTTGAAGAAGTAAGTGAAGAAGAGGATGAAGACGAGGAAGAGGAAGAAGACTTAGAAGAAGAGGAAGACATTCAAGTCGTCAAAAGGCAGAAGGTAGGAAATATAATTTTTAATATTTCTGGCTTTACTGAACGAATGAACACAATTTAATCTATTGATAGTATATATAATTATATAGTATCAATAATATGGTCGGGGCGGTCGTGTATATATATGAATAATCTAATTTATATAAAAAATAAGTGAAAAAAGCATATATAAACTATATTAAAAATTTTTAATATAGTTTATATATAGAATAATGTTAATTTTTAGTTAAATTTAATTAATAATATATATACACGACCGCCCCGCCCACTCTATAGTCTGTATTTATCTCATCACATATAGAATGTTCTCTAGCTCAATCTTTCTTGGTCTGATGGTCTTGAATCTTTCAGTCAGTTCTTTCATCTCAGTCTTGTAATGCTCTAGCATGTGTTTGAGTGTATTGTATTTCTGTGTGTGTCTT